AGGAAATGCAATGACTGTAACTAGAATATTAAAATCAAGATTGTATCAAGCAAGAAGAACAGCATGGAAAATTGCTCAACCAGCAAATGTTCGTAAGATATTTTTGGATGCAAAAGGTGCAATCAGTAAAAATGAAGCATAATGAAATTTAGAAACGGTTGGAATACCTACACAAAGCAATGGGATAAATTTGCAATTAAGTTAAGATTCTCATTCATTGATATCTTATCTATAGAAATAGATATATCAAGAAACTTTTATTTACTAACAATATTTAACTTAACTATTAAAAGCAGATAATCATGAAAAAGGTAAAAGGACTAGCTGGCACTAAGTGTGCTCTAGAACACTCAAAAACAATGAAAAAAGGAGGGCCAAAACCTATGATTCGTTCTATGAAAAGTTATGCAATGGGAGGTGAGTCTGAAATGACAAGTGCAGGACCTATTAAAAGAAAACTTAAAAGAGCTTGGAGAAATTTTAAGAATACAATAAAAAATCCTGGAGGAGGTAGTCATACCCCTAGGCTACATAAGCCTAATTGTGGAGGCCCAGGCCATTATTGTTAATACAAATTAAACTACTAGAGTCCAGGTACTTTCAGTGCCTGGATTTTTTTATTTAAACAATATACATTTAAACTTTTTTTGTATATTTGTTGTAAACCAATAAATTAATTATTATGGAAAACCAACAAGAAAGAGAGTTAACAGCTGATGAATTAGCTGCTCAAAAAGAACAAATGCTTCAATTTTATACTGAATCTTTACCTTATTTAGAAGCTCAACTTAAGTATGAAGAAACTCTTCTTAAAATAGATGAAGCTAGATTCAAGAGAACTAATATTCAGATGCAGTATGCAATGATGGCACAAGCTCAACAAGAAGCGGAACAAGAAGCAGAGGGTTCAGACTTTGATATTGATAATCAACCTGAAGTACCAGAACAAGGTAAAAGGAAGCTTAGAAAACAATAGTCATGGCTATAGTAAATCAAGTACAGAAAAGAGTAAGAATGTCTAAAAATGACATTATTAAATATCAAATTTTAACATATTGTTATATTAATCGTATAACAGTAAGTAGTTCAGATTTAGAATGTTTAACACTTTTAGCTACACTTGGTCCTATTGAATTAACAAGTTTTTGTTATGATGCTTCAGAAGATTATGAAATTTTTAAATCTTCACAAACAGTAAGAAATTGTATTAATAAATTTGAAAAGAAAAATATAGTTAATAAAGATTCTTTAAATAAAAAAGTTATTTTAATTAATCCAAATCTTAAAATACAAACTAAAGGGGATATTTTATTAGACTATAAATTTTTTGGAAATGAATCCTAAAAAGTCTAGTAAATTATATAGACCTCTTGCAGAAGAACTATCCGTAAGTGAGGATTTAGTAGAAGATATTATTCAATTTTACTATAAGACATTAAGATTAAAACTTTCAAATTTAGAAGCACCAAGAATAAATGTAGAAGGTTTAGGTCATTTTGTAATTAAACCTGTATCAGTAAGAAATGCAATAACCAAGTATACTAAAGTTTTAGACAACCATGATACATCTACCTATAGTGCATACTTTAATAAAAAAATGTTAGAAACTAAACTTAATTCTTTAATTGAAATTGAAAAAAAAATATGTGAGCAAGAACAAGTAAAAAGAAATTTTAAAAAAAGTAAAGATGAAAACAGTACTGAAAGCAATTTGGGAGAATAGAAAAGGAATCCTAGAGGGTATAAAAAACTCAGTAATTAGAGATGAGTTTGTAGAAGATGTGTCACGTATGAGATATGATGTATGTGATGAGTGCTCTAGTAAAGGAAAAAAATGTGCTGTAAAAGGTACTGCTCCATGTTGTAATGAATGTGGTTGTTCACTAGCTTTTAAAACAAGATCTCTTTCTTCAGAATGTCCTCTTGGTAAGTGGCAAGCAATTGCTACAGAAGAGGAAGAAGATAAATTAGAAGAATTATGAGTATAGTATTTAATGCAGATAATCACAGTTATGTTAGTGTAGATCCAAATGATCAGATCAAATGGACTAGTGTAACAACATTAGTATCTAGTTTGAAGAAACCTTTTGATGCAAAGAAAGTAGCTGAAAAAGTAACTAAAAGCAAAAGATCAAAATGGTATGGGGTAGATCCTAAAACTATTATGCAGATATGGGACAATGAAGCTAATAGAGCTACTACACTAGGTACATTCTATCATAATCAAAGAGAGTCTGATCTATGCTCATTTGCATCTATTGAAAGAGAAGGAGTAACAGTTCCAGTATTTAAACCTTATGAAGGAGAAAATGGTCTAAAAATTGCTCCTTCACAAAAATTAGAACCAGGTGTATATCCTGAACATATGGTCTATCTTAAGTCAGCAGGCTTATGTGGCCAATCAGATTTAGTTGAAGTAGTCAATGGTAGAATTAATATTATTGACTACAAAACTAATAAGGAAATTAAGACTGAATCATTTAAGAATTGGGAAGGTATGAGTGAGAAAATGCTTGATCCAGTACAGCATTTAGATGATTGTAATTTTAATCATTATGCACTTCAACTCAGTGTTTATATGTATATTATATTAAAGCACAATCCCAAATTACAACCTGGGAAGATATTTATACATCATATAACATTTGAAACAGATGGTGAAGACCAGTATGGTTATCCCATTTCTAAATTAGATTCAAATGGAGAACCTATTGTAAAAGAAGTTACTCCTATGCCGGTGCCTTATCTATATGATGAGGTAATCTCAATAGTTAACTTTATGAAAGAGTTTCCACATTTAATTAAAAAGAAATGATTGTAAAACTATTTGATGTTCAAAATGGTAAAGTAATTCCTACAGAACATTGCTATACACTTAAGGCACTTAAAGATATCATGGATAATTATCCAGAGGATCATCTTAAAATATATCAGTATCTTTTTTATATGACTTGTCCTAATCCAGATATGAATCCTTTCTTTCATACTCCTGAAGTAGATAAAGAGCATATTATACTAAATGAGATAGAAGCAGAGTTCTCTACAGAAGATGATGATATACATACAGCTCTTCTATTCTGTCAGAGAATGTATGAAACTCCTACATCTAGAGCATACAAAGGTATGGCATCTATGTTAGATAGATTAGCTAGATATATGGAGACTACAGCTATCACTGCAGGTAGAGATGGTAACATTAACTCTCTTGTAGCTGCAGCAAAAAACTTTGACCAGATTAGGGCATCATTTAAAGGAGTATATAAAGATCTCCAAGATGAACAGTCTAGTAAAGTAAGAGGTGGAATTGGAATGGCATATGACCAATAACTATGAGTGAAATTTATCAAGACATACCAACTTATGAAAATGGACAATGGACAACAACAAGCTTTGAATCCAGACAGGACTTCAATAACTTCATATTTGGAGTTTTCAGAGAACCTGGTAAGTACGGCTTCAATGATACTACTAATAAGATATTTACATCAGAGTCAGACAAGTTTAGAAGTGATGGAGTATATTGCACTGCCCCCTTCAAATCTAAAGACTTCATTGCTTATTGGGATGATCAAAAACAAAAATGCCGGAAAGGAATAATTGTAAAAGATAAAGATAACACATGGTTTGTATCAAGAGAATACTACATGTGGTTAAACTTTTTACCAATCTTTGACAAAGAACAACAGAAGTTTGACTTTGCTAAAATTAGAGATGCACAGTATCATATGGCTCTATATGAGTTACTAGCAGAGTTAAATTATAAACATGTTGCTATTTTAAAGAAACGTCAGATTGCATCTTCTTATTATCATATGGGTAAACTTATAAACCAGCAATGGTTTGAACCAGGGGTTACTCTTAAAATTGGTGCATCACTTAAGGATTATATTAATGAGAAAGGTTCCTGGAAATTCTTACAGGAATATGCAGCATTCTTAAATGAGCATACAGCATGGTATAGACCTATGTCACCAGACAAGGTTATGATGTGGCAACAAAAGATTGAAGTAAGGAAAGGAGATAGAAAAACAGAAGTTGGTCTCAAGGGTACTATACAAGGCATGTCATTTGAGAAAGATCCAACAAATGGTGTAGGGGGTCCAGTAAAATACTTCTTTCATGAGGAGGCAGGTATTGCACCTAAGATGGACCAAACATATGAGTATATGAGACCTGCAATGAAATCAGGTTTAGTTACTACAGGTATGTTTATTGCAGCAGGATCTGTGGGTGACTTGTCTCAGTGTGAACCATTAAGAGATATGATTCTTAATCCTCTATCAAAAGATGTGTATGCAGTTGAAACTAATCTTATTGATGAAAAAGGTACAGAAGGTATGTCAGGATTGTTTATTCCTGAGCAGTGGTCAATGCCACCATACATTGATGATTATGGTAATTCACTTGTAGAAGAAGCATTAAAAGCTTTAGATGATCAATTTGCTACTTGGAAAAAAGAACTTAATCCAGAAGATTATCAGTTAAGAATTTCTCAGCATCCAAGAAACATTAGAGAAGCATTTGCACATAGATCTGTATCTGTATTTCCAATGCACTTAGTTTCAGCTCAACAAAGAAGAATAGAAGAAAAAGAATATGGCTATGAATATTTAGATATTTATGCTGATGAAAATGGAAAAGCATCTGTAAGAAGTACTGAAAAATTACCAATAAGAGAATTTCCAGTTCCTAAAAAACTAGAAGATAAAACAGGAGTCTTAGTTGTATGGGAAAGACCAATTAAAGATCCTACATTTGGACAGTATTATGCATCTATTGACCCTGTATCAGAAGGCAAGACTACAACATCAGAATCACTCTGTTCTATTTATATTATGAAGGCTCCTGTAGAAGTTACTAAAGTAACACTAGGAGAAACAGAAACATACATAGAACCAGATAAGATTGTAGCAGCTTGGTGTGGAAGATTTGATGATATCAATAAAACTCATCAGAGACTAGAGTTAATTATAGAATGGTACAATGCCTGGGCAGTAATAGAAAATAACATCTCTTTATTTATTCAGTACATGATATCTAGAAAGAAACAAAAATATCTAGTACCTAAGAGCCAGATTATGTTCTTAAAAGATCTAGGAGCAAATGCTAATGTATTTCAGGAGTATGGTTGGAAAAATACAGGTACATTATTTAAAGCTCACTTATTAAGTTATGCTATTGAATATACTAAAGAAGAATTAGATATAGAAACTAAAACAGATGGTTCTGTAGTAAGAACAAAATATGGAATAGAACGTATTCCAGATCCTATGTTACTTAAAGAAATGCAGGAATATGCAGATGGAGTAAACGTGGATAGATTAGTATCATTTGCAGCCCTAGTTGCATTTATGAGAATACAGCAAGCAAACAGAGGATATAGTAAAAGAGTAATCATGGATGATGCCTCTAAAAACTTGCAAAAGTCAAATAATTTGTTTAAATTAAATAAGAGTCCGTTCCGTCATATGGGTGGTAGTGATTTAACTGGTGGAAGATCTTTTAAGAGGTCTCCATTTAGAAATATTAAGTAATAGATATGCAAGTATTAAATGCTCTTCAACTAAAAAATGGTGCTAAGGCAGATTATCAAAAGATTGGTACTATAAGTCAACCTTTACAATTTATTCCAAAAAAAGATAAAACTCAAGAATGGGCAGCATGGAATCTTGACTGGATTGAATGGCAAGGATTAAAACAAATCCGTAGAAATGCCAGAAGATTAATGAAGAATTATAAACTTGCCAAAGGTATTATTGATAGATCTGATTATATAGTTGAAGAAGATAATGAATATAGAGATATTGTTGAACTTTTAACTAAAGAAGATGCTTCAGCATTAGAATTAAAATTTTATCCTATTATTCCAAATGTTATTAATGTTTTAGTAGCTGAGTTTGCTAAAAGATCTACTAAGCTTACATATAGATCTTCAGATGAGTTTTCATATAATGAAATGCTTGAACAAAAAAGGCAAATGGTAGAAGATACTCTTCTTGCTGATGCACAAGTTAAAATTACAGCTGCACTATTAGAACAAGGATTAGATCCAAGAGCTCCAGAAGCTCAACAAAAATTACAACCAGAAAATTTAAAAACACTACCTGAAATTGAACAGTTCTTTAAAAAGGATTACCGTTCAATGATAGAACAATGGGCAACACATCAACATAAAGTAGATGTTGAAAGATTTAAAATGGATGAGCTTGAAGAAAGAGCTTTCCGGGATATGCTTATTACAGATAGAGAGTTCTGGCATTTTCAAATGAGAGATGATGATTATGATGTAGAACTATGGAATCCAGTAGTTACATTTTATCATAAATCTCCAGATGCAAGATACATATCTCAATCTCAATGGGTTGGTAAAACAGATATGTTTACTCCAGCTGATGTTATTGATAAGTTTGGTTATTTAATGAATGAAGAACAACTTGCTTCATTAGAAGCCATTTATCCAGTTAGAGCTGCAGGTTATACTATTGGAGGTATGCAAAATGACGGTTCATTTTATGATGCAACTAAGTCTCATGAATGGAATACCAATATGCCATCTCTTGCTTATAGACAATTTACAACTGCTATGGCAGGATCAGTTTATGATGGAGGTGATATAATAACTAGCATATTATCAGAAGGAGAAGATTATTATGACCAAGGTACCGCATACTTACTTAGAGTAACTACATGTTATTGGAAGTCACAGAAAAAAGTTGGCCATTTAACAAAAGTTAGTGAATTAGGTGAAATAGTAACTGAGATAATAACAGAAGACTATAAAATATCAACTAAACCTATTTATGATACTAGATTATTTAAAAATAAAACAAAAGATAATTTAGTGTATGGTGAACATATTGATTGGATATGGATTAATGAAGTTTGGGGTGGTATAAAAATTGGTCCAAATATTCCTTCATATTGGGGAATGAATAATCCTGGTGGGTTTGCCCCTATGTATATTGGAATTGATAAAAGTGAAATAGGTCCACTCAGATTCCAATTTAAAGGAGACTCAACATTATATGGTTGTAAACTACCTGTAGAAGGATCAGTATTCTCAGATAGAAATACTAAATCTACAGCTCTTATTGATTTAATGAAACCATATCAGATTGGATACAATATTGTAAATAATCAGATTGCAGATATTTTAGTAGATGAATTAGGTACTATTATTATGCTTGACCAAAATACTTTACCTAGACATTCATTAGGTGAAGATTGGGGTAAAAATAATTTAGCTAAAGCTTATGTAGCAATGAAGAATTTCCAGATGCTACCTTTAGATACTTCAATAGCAAATACAGAGAATGCATTAAACTTCCAGCATTTTCAAAAACTTGATCTTGAACAAACTAATAGATTAATGTCAAGAATTCAATTAGGTAATTATTTTAAACAACAAGCATATGAAGTAATTGGTGTTAATCCACAAAGAATGGGACAACAACTATCTCAAATGACTGCTACTGGAGTAGAACAAGCTGCTGCAGCATCTTATGCTCAAACAGAAATATACTTCATACAACACTGTGATTACTTAATGCCTAGAGTACACCAAATGCGTACAGACTTAGCACAGTATTATAATTCTACTAAACCATCTGCTAGACTTACATATATTACAGCTGCTGATGAAAAAGTAAATTTTGAGATTAATGGAACAGATCTTTTAATGAGAGATTTAAATATATTCTGTACTACAACTGCAAATAATAGAGCTATTCTTGAACAGTTAAAACAAATGGCTATGCAGAATAATACTACTGGAGCTTCTATTTATGATCTTGGAAAAGTAATTCAGTCTGATTCAGTTGCAGAACTTAATACAGCATTAAAATCTACTGAGCAAAGACAAGAGCAAATGAAGCAACAAGAAATGCAGCAAGCTCAACAAATGCAACAAGAACAAATTCAGGCTCAACAACAAATGGAGCAAATGAAGATTGATGCACAAATGGCTGAGAAAGAAAAAGATAGACAAAGAGATATCTTAGTTGCTGAAATTAGAGCTGCTGGTTATGGATCTATGGTTGACTTAAATCAAAATCAAATGTCTGACTATAGAGATGCAATGAAAGAAATTAGACAAACAGAAGCTTACAAAGAACAGTCTGATATTCAGAGACAAAAACAAAGTGATGATATGGTTAGACATTCTCAAAAAATGGATATTGAACAACAAAAAATTCAATCACAACAAGAGATTGCTAATAAACAACTTGAAATTGCTAGGATTAATAAGAACAAATATGATGTTCAATCAGAATCAGAATCCAAGAAAAGTGGAAAAAAGAAATAGTCTTAGCCATATAGTACACAAAATTAATTATTCAGTTTTAAATTTTTAAAATTTAATAACTATATTATATTATAAATAAAAACCAAAAACCAATATGGAAACCAACAACAATGAAATTCAAGAGGCAACAACGGTTGCCCAAGTAGATGTAAATATTGATGAGATATTTGGGATGCCTGGAGCAGAGAATGTAATGCTTCCAGATAATGAAGATAGCTCAGAAGAAAAACCAAAATCTGTTTTTTCTAAAGAAGAAGTAGATACCACGTTCCTTGACAAACCTGAAAAAACTACAACTGCAAATACTAAGAGTAGTTCTAATACTGAAAGTAGTTCTAATACTGAAACAGAAGAAAAGGTTGATGTTGAAGATGCACTTGCTCAATTGGATGATATGATCACCCAAGAGGAAGATGCTGGAAACAAAGGAAGACCTAAAGTAGATAAGTCTGGTCTTGCAGAGTTAGCAGCTAAAATGATAGAAGAAGGAACTCTTATTGGATTTGATGATGACAAACCATTAGAAGAGTATACAACAAAAGACTTCCGTGAACTATTTGAAGCTAACTTTCAAGAGAGAGAAAATAAAATTAGACAAGATACTCCAAGAGAATTCTTTGAATCATTACCACAAGAACTTCAAGT